TAACAGCACAAGATATAAGAGAAATGAATCTCTTTAAGTACTATAGGTTAGTAAGAAAATGGGCTTGTAAAACTTACAACATAACCGACGCTGACCTAGAGTTACTTATATATTTAGATTGTAAAGGTAGGTTTAATAGACAAGATTTTATAAACGGAGTGTACACGATGAGTTGGGACAAAGCTAGATGGGACAGGCTTAGGAAAAACGATTGGATAGAAGTGTGGAGGCATAGAAACAGAACTACTATAAAGTATTCTGTGTTTAAAACTTCTTTTAAATGCTCTCAATTAATAAGTAGGATATATAGAGTACTACTAGGAGAAGAAGATTTACCAACGTCAGAGAGAAGTAAATTTTTTAATAACAAATCATATACAGATAAAGTTTACAACAAAGCTATAGACGATATGATTAAAGACAAAGACAGATAACATGGCATTTAAACTTGGAAGAGAAAAACGAGGTATTAAAAACTCACAGACTACACCTATATTTAGAAAAAAACTAGATAAAGGTATTTTAGGTGAAGCCAATGACGATGGAAGTATATTTATTAGTAAAGATATAAAACCTGGTAGTAAGCAAGAAAAAGAAGTAATAACCCATGAAAGTAAGCACGCTAGAGATATGAGTGATGGTAAGCTTTCTTATGGTGATGATCACATTAGGTATAATGGTAAAACTTATCATAGAGAAAATGGTAAGATAAAGTATAATGGAAAGTGGCACGAAGAAGGAAGCAAAGAGTTTCCTTGGGAAAAAGCCGCATATAAAGAATCAGACAAAATTAAAAACAAATAACTATGGCATTCAAAATGAAAGGTAGTTCGTTATACGGATCACCACTAGCTCAAAAAAAAGGTAAAAAAAATAATAATCCTAAAGATTCAGAGGGAAGATCTCAAAACGTAAACGCTAAAGACTATTTAATAGAAGACGTTTCCGAGGTTCAAAAAAACGACAAAGGACTATTTGTTACTGGTCTTGAGGATGGAAACTTTAGCAACAACTCAACTCAGGATACTACTTACTTACCTCGTGGTGCTAAACACTGGAGTGGTAAAGATTACAAAAAAGGTGATTATCTAGATGAAACTGATTTTGAAGAAGGAGATTTAGGAACTGGCTATGACTTTGATAAAAAGAAAATAAGACCATCTAAGAAAAAGAAAAAGTAATGTTAGGTAAATTACTATCTGGTGGTGCTACTGAACTCATAAAAAGTGTCGGCGGCGTTATAGACAACTTACATACTTCAAAAGAAGAAAAGCTAGCAGCAGAGCTTAAAATCAAAGAGATGGTGATGAGTTACGAAGCGGAGATGCAAAAGCAAGTAACTGAGCGTTGGAAAATGGATATGCAATCCGATTCATGGCTTAGTAAAAACATAAGACCTTTAGTCTTAATATTCCTAGTGGTATCGACGGTATTATTAATATTTATCGATGCTGGAATTATTAGGTTTGAGGTTAAATCTTCGTGGGTAGATTTATTACAATTAGTTTTAATAACAGTTATAGGTGCTTACTTCGGTGGCAGAAGCTTGGAGAAAGTAAAAAAATAAATAATTAATGGCTAGAATTAGTACATACGCAATAGACCCGGTACTAGACGCACTAGACAAGCTTCACGGTACTGATGAGAACGGAGTTACAAGAAACTTCAATATGGGTGGAGGTGGACCAGTTACACCTGGTGGTGGAACTAGCAACACTTATATAACAAACAACTCAAGCACTACTGTAAATAACTCTGTTGTAAACTATATAACAGAAGCCGATCCTAGGGCTTTGGCTTTTTTATACCACAACAATACGTTACACGCAAGTGGTACTAATTATACTGGTGGAACAATAAACATTTCAAGTGCAGCTAACTCTATAGTATTTTCAGCTGTATCTACATTGAAAGTTAGTAAATTTCCATACGCAACACATTTAAACAACCCTTCTCCTCTTACTTCACAAAACATATTAGCTGAGTACGTGGGAATGAAGGTTAAGTGGTCTTGGGTTAATGATCCAAATGTTTATGGTATATATGAGGTAAATAGCTTTATTCAAGATACTTCAAATACGGACTTTTATGACATGGGTCTTACGTATATATCTGGAAATGGATCGCTAACAGCACACCCGCTTCCAGATCTTTATATATTAGAGCCTTTTGGCGATGGTGGTGACAAACACTATACTCACACGGAAACAAACGCAACTTCAACTTGGACTGTTGATCATAACTTAGGTAAATACCCAGCTGTACAATGTGTGGTTGGTAACACTATATTTATACCTAACGTAGAACACATATCCATCAATCAATTAAAAATATATTTATCCGCTGATGGTAGTGGAAAAGCTTACTGTAACTAACAAAACAAATAACAAACTTAAAACAATAACATGAAATTTCTAAATCACTTAGATCTTGTAGAAAATGAAGCAAGACGACTTAAAATGTACCGAGTTGCAGCTTCTGCCTACACTCCAAGTATAACATCATCTGGTAATATAATTATGGACACAGCCGCGGCTATTCCAAAGTGGTGGGATGGTACTGCTTGGCGTGACTTCTCATATAACACTACTGGTGGTGTAAATACTACTTACACTTATGCTGTTCCAGCTAGTACAACTAAACTTAGGTTAACTGGGTCTGATTCCACTACTAATGATATTGAAATAGCTGCTGGTACAGGTTTTATGTCTGTCGTTAGAACAAATGCTAATAAACTAACAATAAATAACGAGACTTACAATATTGGAATTTCTACACCTACAACTGCTGTATCGGGTAAAAACGTTGCTATAGATCTTGGTAGAAGTAGTGGTAGTGTAGTTGATGAGGTTGGTATACAAGATGGTACGTATATAACTAACAGTATAGTAAACACTGGTACATTCAAGGGAGATTTAAGTGCTGTTGATGGAACTGCTGGTGAAGCTGAAAGAGTTTTAGCTAAAAGTAACAAATGGATAACTATAGCGTCAATAAACACAAATACACAGAACACTTACTCAACAAGTATCCCGTCATCAACAACAAAACTTAGATTGTCTGGTGCTGGCGCAGCTGGTAACACAACAGATGATATTGAGTTTGTAGGTTCTGGTGCTACGAGTGTTACTAGAACAAATGATAGCAAGTTTACTATATCATCTACTAATACACAGTACACTGGTACAGTTAGTACTGGTATAACTTTAACTGGTACCGTGTTCACAGTTAACACTTGGGGCCAAATAAGTCTTGCTACTTCAGGTTCAACACAAGGTGAGACTGCTGGTAGATACTATAGAGTAGGAACGGACACTGCTGGTAAACTTATAGTAAATGTACCTTGGGTAAACACAAATACAAATACAACTTATACCGCTGGTACTGGTATGACATTAAATTCAACAACGTTTAATGTTAATACTTGGGGCGCTATATCTGGTACTTTAAACGCTGCTCAAGGTGAGACATCTGGTAAGTGGTATAAAGTTAACACTGACTCGAATGACAAACTTGTAGTTAATGTACCTTGGCAGAACACTCAAACAACTAATACTGACGCTAACTACGCTTTAAGTGTAGGTGCTGTATCTTCAAATGAGTCTACGTTATCATTAGTTGGTTCTTCTGGTGGTTCTACAACAACTGCTAAATTCTCAGGTACTACTAATGAAATAGAAATCACAACTCCAGCAACTGGTAATGCTGGTGATATTACTATTGGTTTACCGAACGATGTAACAATTGGTAATGATTTAGCTGTTACTAACGATCTTACTGTAACTGGTGATTTAACTGTTAACGGTACAACAACAACAATAGATACTACACAACTTCTAATTGAAGATAATCTTATAACGTTAAACAAGAATCAAACCGGTACACCTTCAACTACCTTAACTTCTGGTATTGAAGTAGAAAGAGGTACACCAACTAATTCTAGTATTCATTGGGTTGAGCAAACGGACAAATGGGTTGCTAATGATGGATCAAACTCTTATAACATAATACAAAATGTATTTACAACTGCAACTGGTGACAGTGGTACTGCAGCGGCTAACTCATACACAACTGCTTTAGCTGTAAACGGTGCAAATGGTATAACAACTACAGCCTCAGGTCAAGCAATATCAATATCTGGTGGAACTGGTATGACTCCATCAAAAGTTGCAACCATATCTTCTACAAGTATAAACTCTTCTACAAACAAAAAAGCAACTATTACACATAACTTAGGTACTAAAGATATAGTAGTTAGACTTTACGAAATACAAGGTGAAGGTGCTTATAATGAGATTTACGCAGATGTAACAGCAACTACCACATCGGCGTGCACGGTTCAATTCTCCGCAAACCTAAGTGTTAGTGTTAGAGCCGTAATAATTGCTGCTAGATATGCTGGATCTGTAACTCCAACATACTCATAGATAATAACAATAAAATTTAATAGATGAAGTTTTTAAACGACATTATATTAACAGGTGCAGGGGCTGATTTAACGGCCCCTGCCACTGTTACTTTTTCGGGGCTTAGCACAACAACAGAAACAAATGCTGTTGTAATAAATAGCTCGGGTGTCCTTAGTAAAAGGACATTAGGTAGTAATGCGTTTAATAGTACAACAATACCTACTAACGCTGTGCTAACTACAGGCAACCAGACTATAGCCGGTGTCAAAACATTCTCTAATAATTTAACTGTTGGTAGCAACTCTTTGACAGCTGGCTCGTTAGACATAAACGGCAATGCAGATATTTCTGGTAACCTAACGGGAGTTGATGCTTTCACTGCTAGTGGTAAAATACAAGGTGCAGAATTAGAAGGAACAAGTTTAGACATTAACGGCAATGGTGATGTATCAGGAACGTTAAATGTAACGGGTAGTATAACAACAAGCAGCGCTGGAGTTAATGGAAATTTATACGCTAACAGGTATATTCAAAATGCAACTGGTATACCAACAAACAATTTAGGGGCGCCAACAGTAACTGAAATGGCTTTGTTTGAAAATCAATTTAGACCTCAAACAACTTTAGCTAATAGTTATGATGATTTAGCTGATCTTACATTTTTTACTAGAGCAAGTGGTACTGGTGAAGGTGATTATGCAGAAGTAACTAGTTATAGTGACGATCAGAAGCGTAAGTTCTTAAGAACACATAACTCTTCTGTTGTAATACCAAATGGGCATAATTCATTTAGAATAGAGTTTGTAGCTAAGTATTATACCTTTGCAAACGCAATGGTGGCTTATTGGTCTAGTCAAAGTCACAATTCACAGGTTCATGTATGGAAAAGAAGATGTGATAACAATGAGTGGTATCAACACACTAGCTCAACAACTACAGTTTCTTCTTGGCCTGGACACTTATATTTACCTTTTGGCACAATAGCTTGGAACGAAGACAATACAACTTCCTCAGGCCACTACAATAAAATAAGAATAGAATTCACTAACATTACCTGGAGTACAGGAAGTTATTCTGATAGGGATATACTTTTATATGGTATGCAAATATGGGGTGGTTACCCATCAGGTAAAAGAACCGTGCATAATTATGATCAAAATGGTAAGCTAGATCTATTTAAAGACCTTGGTTTACCAGACAATGGTGTTGCAACTTTTGGTAGTGGTGATGATTTAAAAATATACCACGATGGTAGTAATTCATACATAGAAGATTCTGGTACTGGTAATTTAAAGATCAGGACTAACGCTTTAAATGTAATGAATGCCGCAAATAGCGAGACTATGCTGAGCGCTACGGAAAATGGAGCTGTTTCTCTTTATTATGACAACGCTTTAAAACTAACAACAGCTTCTGGTGGTATTAATATAACAGGTGAATTAGAAGCTGATAGTTTAGACATAGACGGTAACGCTGATATATCTGGCACGCTGTCAGGTAATTTTGTAGTAAGAAGTACAAACAATGCAAACACAGATGGAGCAAACTTTGCTGTAGACACAACAAACAAAAGTGCAGATGAATATGCTTATGAAGTTTTGCGTAGTGGTACTACAGTGGCTGGTATAACTATGGTCGGTAAAATTACTGGTACAGAGTTAGAAGGTACAAGTTTAGACATTAATGGTAACGCTGATATATCTGGGACTTTAACTATAGTTGCGCCAACAGCTAATTTACACGCAGCAACCAAAGCCTACGTAGATGGAGCTGTTATAGCAAACACAGACACTCAAGATTTATCTCAGAGTGGTAATACGGTTTCTTTGGTTGATGGAGGTAGTGTTGATATAAGTGCTACAACTGCGGTTGCAGCTAACACATCACACGCCGCTTCAGCTCATGCTCCATCAAATGCAGAGCAAAATGTACAATCTGATTGGAATGCTACAAGTGGTGATGCTTTTATAGATAACAAACCTACAATACCTAGTGGTAATCAAATTATTGATTGGACATCAGACCAAGGGTCTACAAACATCCACGCGGGTAATTACACTGATACAGACACTGTTTACACTCACCCAACAACCGCTGGTAATAAACATATACCAACAGGTGGTGCTAGTGGTGAGTTTTTAAAATATACAGCAAGTGGAACAGCTGTCTGGGCAACGCCTTCTTATATAGCCAACACTGATACTAATAAATTTCTAAGTGGTATATCAAAAAGTAGTAATACGCTAACTTTTACTGTAACCGGTGGTACTAATCAAACTTATACATTTGGTGCCAACGCGTTTAATAGTACAACCATCCCGGCAGCAGAATCCTACACTCAACACGAGAATATATCAGCCGCAACATCCGTTAACGGAACTGGTAGAGCGTACATACAAGATATAACTGTAGATAGCAATGGTCATGTTACTGGAATTGCAACAGCTACTGAAACAGTAGTAAATACAAATACACAGAACAGTGCCGCTACAACAAGAGGCTTCTTTTCTGGTTCAGGTATAAATACTAGCACTGGTGTTATCACGAACACTACTTACGGTAGTGCTACTACAGAAGCCAGAGGGCTTGTAATGGTTGGTGACGGTCTGAGTATTACAGAAACAGGTGTTTTATCAGCAACCGCGAGTACCGATGCTACAACATCAGCATCTGGGGATATGTCATCTCAGGATAAAACTAAATTAGATGGTATTGAGTCTTTAGCAGACAAGACAGATGCAACCAACGTGGCTGCGGCTGGAGCCAGTATGAAAACCTCTACAGAAACAATTAGTGGTGCTAAAACTTTTAGCTCTTTAACAACTATAAGTAACACAACAGATTCTTCTAGTGCTGCCGGTACAAATGGCGCGTTAAGAACCGCTGGTGGAGCAAGTGTTGCTAAAAAATTATATGTAGGTTCTACGATAACAGGTTCTGCTGATGTAATAGCTTACTCAGATAAGCGTTTAAAGAAAAACGTTAAAACATTAGATGGTAAGAAAGTGTTAGAGATGCGAGGAGTTAGTTTCGAGCGTACTGACAGTGGAAAACAAAGTTCAGGTGTAATAGCACAGGAAATGGAAAAGGTTGCACCAGAACTCGTTATAGACGATGGTAACTACAAAGGTGTTGCTTATGGTAACGTTGTAGGTTATTTAATAGAAGCTATAAAAGATCAACAAAAACAAATTGACGAATTAAAAGAACTTTGCAATGGCTGTTCCAAGTAGTGGCATAATTAGTTTAGTTCGTATAAAAAACGAAGTCAGCGAAGATGATTACAACGCTGGCGTTGGTTATACAGGTATATCTTTACAAGAGTTAGCTACTGGTGTAATAAACACCAATAGCGCTAGTGCACCTAATTCTAATGCTCCCCATGCTATGTCAGAATGGTATGGTTATGACCAAGATGCTGAGGCTGCGTTTTCAGATGCTTATTCTGTAGCAAAATCTATAACCACTGGAACTGGACAAGCAGTTTATATAGCAGATAGTGATGCTCATTTTAATTTTATACATAGTGATGCCTATACAATATCATTTTGGGTTAAGCCAGGTTGGTCAGCGAATTTAAACACCAATATACATTTGTTTTCATCTACTACTGCTGGTTCAACAGATGCAAGTGCTAACATGATTAGAATATATTATCATGAAGGTTTAAATAGGCTATACTACGAATATCGTTCCGCATCAACTGCTAAGAAATCTAATTTTTATTTATTTCATTCTAACTCTGGTAATCATGCAGCAGCATATGCAGCAGCTAATTTAGGAACTTCATATTGGAGTGCTGCAAATAGAGGAAATGTTGGAGATGATGACTTTACAATGATTACTGTTGCAAAATCAACAACAAATTCTGCTGGATCTAGTTATGCAAAAGTTTATTGGAATGGTACTTGGTTAGGTAATGGGCATTATGGAGCAAACGGAACTGGACAAGGAACTCCTAGTATGACTAGTGTTGATAGACAAATAGCTTTAGGTAGTAATAGTTGGAATTATACAAAATCAGGTGATAGTACAGAAACACAGTTTAATGATTTAACTATTTGGGATAAACAATTATCAGCAACTGAAATATCAGAACTTTATAATAGTGGTACAAGACTTGATGCTACTAGTCATAGTGCAGCAACAAACTTACAAATGTATTATAAGTTTGAAAATGATGGTACAGATAGTAGTGGTAATGAGGCTCCTAACTTTACATTAAGTGGTAACTCTAACTTTGAGACATTATAATGAAATATTACATAGTAACAAGTAAAGTTTTTGAAACTTTAAACAAAGAAAACATAGATTATGCTCTTAGTAGCATAGATAATAGTAAAAACATAGTCGTTACAAGTGATACTATAGATAGCGCATTAAGCACTTTTACTAACGCATCAGGCTTGTCCACGTATACTTTTAACAATCATACTGATTGGGTAGGTGATAACACAGGCATAACAGAAGAAGAGATCGCAGATGTGAAGTACATATCTGGATTGTAATTAATTAAATTAAATTAAACAAAAATGGCAAAAAGAAAAACACAAAAAGTAGTAGACTTAGCACCTAAAGGTGAGAAACTAACTAAAGAAGAATTAACAGCTTTACAAGCATTAGCTAGAGACTTTGAGGCTCACTATAGAGAGCTTGGGGTACTGGATTTTAGAAAGCACACATTAAACCACGCTGTACAAGAATTACAGAAGGCAATGGAGAAAATGCAATTTGAGTTAAAGGGTACTTATGGAGATGTTGATATTGATATCACTACTGGTGAGATAAAAGAGATTTCTAATGAAACTAATTCGTAAGATATCTATAGGCTCTAACTATAAGAATGACGCCATGCACTATGCCGTGGGGCAAGAAGTGTATGGTGGTCATACTATATGCGATATTATAGAAGAAGACGATAAGTTCTCTGTTTACATAAGAAAGGGAAACCAAGTGATACCTTGGAAAGACTTTAACAAAAACATGGCTATATCCGTAGAGTACAACCTAGAGTTTAAATAATGAAAGGTGTTTATAGCTTTATAATAAAACCAAAAGGAGAAAGATATAACAATACAAAAAAAATAGGTGATAAAGAGTTGATACTGAATGCTGAGATATCAAATCACCAATACATAAACAGAGAGGCTATTGTTACAGCTGTTCCTATGGCATACGATACTTATATAAATGTTGGTGATACAGTTTTAGTTCATCACAATGTTTTTAGAAGATGGTACAACGTAAGAAAAGAAGAGAAAAATAGTAATAACTATTTTAAAGAAGACACTTATGTTGTATTTGAAGATCAGATATTCGCTTACAAAAGAAATGATGTCTGGACACCTTTAAAGGGTTATTGTTTTGTGCAGCCTTTAAAAGAGAATAATAAACTGTTTAATGAGGAAGAACAATTGAGAGGTATTGTTTTGTTTTCAGACGGTACAGTTGATAAAGAAAGTTTAGTTCAATTTAAACCATCATCTAAATTTGAATTTATTATTGATGGCGAGAGGGTATATCGAGTTAGATCAAATAAAATTACAATTAAATATGAATACCAAGGAAACGAAGAGAAGTATAATCCAAGCTGGGCAAGTAGCAGTTGATGAGTTAATTAAAGTTGCAAAAGAACCTATTGTAGATTCTGACGACGATATATCAGCTGACAGATTAAAAAACGCAGCAGCAACTAAAAAACTAGCTATATTCGACGCTTTTGAAATACTTAACAGAATACAAGAAGAAGAAAACTTGCTTGAGGGCAAAGCACCTGAAGAGACAGAGAAAGAAGCTTTTAAAGGATTCGCAGAAAGTAGATCTAAATAATGTACAAGCAAAGTTTAGTTGAAATAATAGAACCCATTAAAAAAACAACTGTCACTAGAATGAACCGTGGTAGTAAATGGAGTTACGGATATAATAAAGAACACGATATTGTTGTAGTTTCTAAAACAGGTAAAATTGGTGATATAATCCAGATACAAGGTTTAAAAATAGCTTTACCAAAACAACCTAAAGAAATATATAAGCATGAAGACGATATATGGGTTAGACAGGAGTATCCTAAGCAGCTTTCTCGATTAAAGAATATATTTGATTGGAGAAGTTACCCGGATGACCAGAAGGATCAGTGGCATGATTATATAGATGAAGAGTTTAAACGCAGGGAAGAGGGTTTTTGGTTTACTAATAATGGAAAAGCAACGTGGTTGCCAGGAACTCACTACATGTATTTACAATGGAGTAAGATTGACGTAGGTGCTCCAGATTTTAGAGAAGCAAACAGGTTATTCTTTATATTCTGGGAAGCTTGTAAGGCGGATAAAAGATGTTACGGAATGTGCTACCTTAAAAATAGACGATCTGGATTTTCTTTTATGTCATCAGCAGAGACGGTTAACTTAGCAACAATGAAAAGTGACAGTAGATACGGTATACTATCTAAGTCAGGTGCGGATGCTAAAAAGATGTTTACCGACAAAGTTGTACCTATTAGCGTTAACTATCCTTTCTTTTTCAAACCAATACAAGATGGTATGGATAGGCCGAAAACGGAGCTAGCCTTTAGAGTACCAGCTAGTAGATTTACAAGAAAAAAAATAACATCTAACGAGAAGATAGAAGATTTAGCTGGTTTAGATACAACTATAGATTGGAAGAACACTGGGGACAATAGCTATGATGGTGAAAAATTAGCATTATTAGTACATGATGAAAGTGGTAAGTGGGAAAGACCTGATAATATTTTAAATAACTGGAGGGTTACAAAAACATGTTTACGATTAGGTAGTAGAATTATTGGTAAATGTATGATGGGATCAACCTCAAACGCATTAGACAAAGGTGGAGACAATTTTAAAAGATTATACAATAGCTCCGATGTCACAGAGCGAAATAGAAACGGTCAGACTAAGTCTGGTCTCTACTCTCTGTTTATCCCAATGGAATGGAACTATGAAGGCTTTATTGATAAGTACGGAGTTCCTGTATTTAATACACCTGATAGGGATGTATTCGACCCACAAGGAGAGTTAATAGATGTAGGTGTAATAGACAACTGGCAAAACGAGGTTGATGGCCTTAAGTCAGACCAAGATGCTTTAAACGAATTTTATCGTCAGTTTCCAAGAACAACTGAGCACGCGTTTAGAGATGAGAGTAAGAACTCAATATTTAACTTGGTTAAGTTATACCAACAGATAGATTACAACGAGGGTTTAGGTAACACGTTAGGTTTGACAACTGGAAACTTTCAATGGGTTAACGGTATAAAAGATTCTAAGGTTATATTCTATCCAAACCCACAAGGTAGATTTAAAGTAAGTTGGGTTCCTAAGATGGAGTTGCAAAACAATATTATAGTAAAGCAAGGTATAAGATACCCGGGTAACGAGCACATGGGTGCTTTTGGTTGTGATAGTTACGATATATCAGGTACGGTAGATGGAGTTGGATCGAAAGGAGCTTTGCATGGTTTAACTAAGTTCAGCATGGAAGATGCTCCACCAAGCTCTTTCTTTTTAGAATACATAGCTAGACCACAAACAGCAGAGATGTTTTTTGAAGATGTGTTGATGGCTTGTGTGTTTTACGGAATGCCACTACTATGTGAGAATAACAAACCAAGATTGCTCTATCATTTTAGAAGGCGTGGTTATAGAGGTTTCAGTATGAATAGACCTGATAAAACGTGGAACAAACTATCAGTTACAGAAAAAGAAATAGGTGGAATACCTAATTCAAGTGAAGATATAAAACAAGCTCACGCTGCTGCTATAGAGATGTATATACAAGAAAAAGTAGGAGAGATATCAGAAGGTAACTTCGGAGATATGTACTTCAATGAAACTTTAAATGATTGGAGTAAGTTCGATATAAATAAGAGAACAAAGTTTGATGCAACTATAAGTTCTGGTTTAGCTATAATGGCTTGTAATCGACATTTATATGCACCTAACGCAAAAATAAAAAGAAAAGAAGTGAATATAAGTATTTCAAGATATAATAACAATGGATCGAATTCAACAATAATTAAACACTAATATGGCAGAGTCTTTTAATCATAAAAATTTCCCATCTCAAGTTGTTAGTGACCGAGAAAAGGTTTCTAGTGAGTATGGGTTGCGAGTAGCTAGAGCCATTGAAGTAGAATGGTTTGATGGTCCTTCTCACAGTAGAAGCTCAGGAGCTCAAAGAAAGTTTCACAACCTAAGGTTATATGCTAGAGGCGAGCAATCAATACAAAAATACAAAGACGAGTTATCTATAAACGGTGATTTGTCTTATCTTAATTTAGACTGGACACCAGTACCTATTATACCTAAGTTTGTTGATATAGTGGTAAATGGTATGGCTGGCAGAGGGTTTGAATTAAAAGCCTACTCACAAGATCAATACGGAGTTTCTAAAAGAACAAAGTACATGAACAGCATGATAGCTGACATGCAAGCTAAGAAGTACAACGATAAGGCTATGAGTAATTTAAACATAAACTTATACGAAAACGACCCAAAAGAGTTACCAGACTCAAAAGCTGAACTTGAACTACACATGGCTTTGAACTATAAACAGTCTGTTGAAATTGCTAATGAAACAGCTATAAACACTTTAATGGATGGTTGTAAATACGATCTAACAAGAAGAAGATGTTTGGAAGATTTAACTGTTTTAGGTATTGGTGCTACCAAAACAACATTTAATTGGTCTGAAGGAGCTAAAGTAGAATATGTTGATCCTGCTAACTTAGTTTACTCATATACTGACTCACCATACTTTGATGATATATATTATGTTGGAGAGGTAAAACACTTACCTATAAACGAAGTAGCTAAAGAGTTTCCACACTTGTCTGAAAGTCAATTAGAAGAAATACGCTCTAAAAACAATAACACAGCTGGTAATTATCTTAGTGATACTGATAAAAATAAAGTATCTATACTATACTTTAATTACAAAACGTTTATGAATGACGTTTATAAAATTAAAAAGTCTAAATCAGGTGCTGAAAAATCTATACAAAGAGATGACAGCTTTATGCCACCAAAAGGAGCTAGTGATTATTCTAAACTACAAAGAACCGTTGAGTGTTTGTTTGAGGGAGCTTTGGTTTTAGGTACTGACATATTACTCAAGTGGCAGAAGGCTGATAATATGATGAGAACTAAAAGTGATTTTAACAAAGTTAAAATGAACTACTCCATAGTTGCTCCAAAAATGTATAACGGCAAGATAGAATCTATTGTAAGCAGAATTACTAGCTTTGCTGATATGATACAACTAACTCATCTAAAACTTCAACAGGTGTTATCTAGAATGGTTCCTGATGGTGTTTACTTAGACATAGATGGTTTAGCTGAAGTTGACTTAGGTAACGGAACCAACTATAATGCTCAAGAAGCTTTAAACATGTTCTTCCAAACTGGATCTGTTGTTGGTAGATCGTTTACTCAAGATGGTGATCAAAACCCAGGTAAAATACCTATACAAGAAATTTCAAATGGAGCTGGTGCAGGTAATAAATTACAAGCACTTATAGGTAACTATAACTACTATCTACAGATGATTAGAGATGTAACCGGTCTCAATGAAGCAAGAGACGCTTCAACTCCAGACTCTAGATCGTTAGTTGGTATACAAAAATTAGCCGCAGCAAACTCTAACGTTGCAACTAGACACATATTAGATGCTAGTTTGTTTTTAACAGTGGAAACAGCAGAGCAAATATCACTTAGAATATCAGACATATTAGAGTACTCACCTACTAAAGACGCTTTTATACAACAAATAGGAGCTCACAACGTAGCTACTTTAGATGAGATGAAAGAGCTACACTTATACGATTTCGGTATATTTATAGATTTAATGCCAGACGAAGAAGAGAAACAAGTACTTGAAAACAATATTCAAATGGCTATACAACAAAAAAGCTTAGATATTGATGATGCTATTGACATACGAGCGGTTAAAAATTTAAAAATGGCTAACCAGTTAATAAAGTACAAGAAGAAAAAGAAGCTAGAAAGAGAACAAGCCATGTCAGAGCAGAATATAAAAGCTCAAGGCGAGTCTCAACAACAAACAGCTCAAGCAGCAGCTCAGTCTCAAATGCAAGCTAACCAAGCTAAGGTAGAAGCTGAAATGAAGTCTGAAGAACAAAAAAACGGTTTGAAAATACAATACATGGAAAAAGAAGCTGCAATGAAAATGAAGCTAATGGACCATGAGTTTGAGATAAACAAGAAGTTGAGAGAGATGGACAACCAAGCTGCGTCTGCTAAAGAAAATCAAAAAGATGATCGTAAAGATAATCGAGAAAAAATGAAGGGAGAGCCTAAAAACTTTGAGTCTGCTAATGATAGCATGCAAGGTGGAATGGGTGTAGCAGGATTAACAAGTAACTAATTATTTAATATTATTTTATCATGGAAGAAAACAAAGAAGACGTTGTCGAGGAGACTACGCAAGAACAACCGTCACCGGTATCAATAAATGAAGACGGCGACATAAAACTAGATTTAACAAAAGTACAAGAAGAGAAAGCAGAGCCTGAAGCTGAGGTAGTTGAAGAAAAACAAGAAGAAGAAGTCGTAGAACCAATAGCTGAAGAACAATCGTTAGAAGAGGTTGTTGAAGAGTTTGTGGAAGACACACCAGAAGCTATAGAAGAAGATATAGTAGATATACCGGAAAACGTTCAGAGACTAATGGACTTTATGGATGAAACTGGTGGTGACTTACAAGACTACATTAAGTTGAATGCGGACATTAGTGAAATGGACGACTCAGAGGTTTTAGAAGATTACTATAAAGCAACGAAACCTCATCTTGACGGTAAAGAAATAAACTTTTTATTAGAAGACCAATTTTCGTTTGACGAAGAGGTTGATGATGAAAAAGAAGTAATGAGAAAAAAGTTAGCCTTAAAAGAGCAAGTTGCTGAGGCTAGAGCTCACTTAGAAGAGTCCAAATCTAAATATTACAATGATATCAAATCTGGCTCGAAGCTTACGAGTGAACAGCAAGAGGCGATTGATTTTGTAAATAAGTATAATCAGGAGAATGAGCAGAACATGGAGATTGTAAAACTACAACAATCAGCGTTTCAAGATCAAACTAAAAAAGTATTTAACAAAAACTTTGATGGATTTGAATTTAACATCGGTGATAAAAAAGTAACTTATAATATCCAGGACGTTGACAATGTACGAGACAAGCAGTTAGACATCAATAATTTCGTTGGAAAGTTTCTAAACGATAAATCAATGATGGAAGATGCTGCTGGTTATCACAAAGGATTGTTCACTGCAATGAATCCTGATGCAGTAGCTAAACATTTTTACGAGCAAGGTAAATCGGATGCTATCAAGCAAACGGTTGCCGATTCAAAAAACATCAATACATCAAGAGAGTCTCATAAAGTTTATGAAGGCGAGGGAGGTATAAAGTTCAAGGTGTTAGGAGATAGCTCTGATGATATGAGGCTACGAGTTAAAAAAAGAAGAAAGTAAACGATTTACTTTCACAAACTTAAAACATATTAAAATATGGCTGTAACAGGTGTACCGGCTGCTGGATATACTCCAGCACCGATGAAACAAACGTTGAGTACTGCTTATTTAGATTTCGCAAACGGAACTAATGACTGGGCACAACAATATTTACCAGATCTTATGGAAAAAGAAGCTGAGGTTTTTGGAAACAGAACTATCTCAGGATTTCTTTCACAAGTAGGAGCTGAAGAATCTATGAGCGCTGACCAAGTAATTTGGACAGAGCAAGGTAGATTACATTTATCTTACAAGGCTGTTGCTTTAACTGCTGCTGGTGCTGTAGGAACATTAACTTTTGACTCTGGATCACAAGATGTTGATGGTAACACTGTAGCTGCTTTAGCTCACGGTATCCGTCCAGGTGACATGCTTTTGGTATCTGACTCTGACGAAACTGTAAGATGTTACGTTAAGGCTGTTACTACTGCAGGTGCTGTTACTATCTTACGTTACGATGGTGCTAACATTGTTAGTGGTAACTTAGCTGCTGGTGATGTTAGTGTACTAGTATATGGATCTGAGTATGCTAAAGGAACTATAGGGAGAGAAGGTGCTAACAAGCCACAGTTCAAATCTAGAACTAACAAGCCAATTATCTTGAAAGATAAGTATGAGGTTTCAGGATCTGATGCTTCTCAAATTGGTTGGGTTGAAATTTCTGGTGAAGAAGGTCAATCAGGTTACTTATGGTACCTAAAAGCTTCAGGTGATACTAAGGCTAGATTCTCTGATTACTTAGAAATGGCGATGATGGAGTCAGTTGCTCCAACAACCGCTTTAACTAATACTGCAACAGGCGCTGGTGTTATTGGTGGAACTGAAGGTATGTGGGAAGCTTTAGAAACTAGAGGTAATATATCTAACGCTTTAGATAATACTGCTACGTTAACTGAGTTTGACGCTATCATCGACGAGCTTGATGCTAATGGTGCTATTGAAGAGAACATGATGTTCTTAGATAGAAAAACATCTTTAAACATTGATGATATGCTTGCTACTTTATCTGATGGTTCTCAAGGTGGTGTTGCTTACGGTGTATTTAACAACGAAGAGGACATGGCATTGAACTTAGGTTTTACTGGTTTCAGAAGAGGTTCTTACGACTTCTACAAGTCTGACTTTAAATACCTTAACGATAAATCAACAAGAGGATTAATTAACTCTACTGACTCGACTAATGCGATTCACGGTGTTATGATTCCTGCTGGTGTATCTTCTGTATACGATCAATCATTAGGAAAGAATCTTAAGAGACCTTTCTTACATGTACGTTACAGAGCTTCTCAGTTAGAAAGCAGAAAGTACAAAACTTGGACTACTGGTTCAGTTGGTGCTACTTCTTCTGATTTAGATGCTATGGAGATGCATTTCTTATCTGAAAGATGTTTAGTTGTTCAAGGTGCAAATAACTTTGTATTATTGAAAGGATAAGCATTATCTTTTAAAAGAACCGGGGCTTCGGCCTCGGTCCTTTTATTTTTATTAATTTATATTATATTATATTATGGCAAAAACAAAAAAAGCTTACGCAGGAGATCCTGGCGATGAGCATGTAGAAAAAGTGGTAGAAACTCCAATTATGGAAGCACCACCGGTTGTAGAACAACCAAAAAGAAGAGAACCAAAAAAAGAAATTATTAACGATTGGGAAATAAAGGATAGAGTTTATTTGTTAAGAGACGGTTCAACTCCATTAACCTATAGTATTAAAGCTAGTAATCTTTTTTATTTTGACAAAGAAAAAGGTCACGAAAGAGAGGTTCAGCTTACTGAAAATCAAAATACGCCTTTTGTAGATGAGTTCAAAGGGCAGGTCAGACCTGGTAGAATAATATTTAGAAACGGAGTTTTACAAATACCTGCCAGCAAGGTAAACTTCCAAAAGTTTATGAGTATATATCACCCTTCTGCTAGCAAGATTTGGTATGAGGTTAAACCAGCTGTTAAAGCCGCATCACACTTAGATGTTTTAAACGTAGAGTTAGATGCTATGATAGAAGCTAGAAACCTAGACATAGATATGGTTGAAGCAATAATGCGTGTTCAATTGGGTTCTAAAGTGTCTAAGATGACATCTAAGGAACTTAAACGTGATGTCTTATTATTTGCTAAGGAAAACCCTATTTTGTTCTTAGATTTATGTAAAGATGAGAATATACATATAAGAAACGTAGGTATTAAAGCGACTGAGTTAGGTATACTAAAACTATCTGATGACCAAAGAACTTTTACTTATGCGTCTAATGGTAGGAAATTAATGAATGTTCCTTTTAACGAACATCCATACTCAGCTTTAGCATCTTGGTTTAAAACCGACGAAGGAATGGAGGTTTTAAAATATGTTGAAAAAGAATTGAAGTAAACAATAATATGCGATCACCCTTCGGGGTGATTGCTATATTTAAATGATAAATGTTAAAGTGGAACGAAGAACATCAAGAGTGGTACGTAAACGGCATTAAACCTTCAGAGGGTCTTGGTGACACTGTGTATAAAATCCTTAAACTTATTGGAATTAAAAAATTAGTAGAAGCAATACACTCCAATTGCGGGTGTGAATCAAGAAGAGAAAAATGGAATAAAATGTTTCCTTATAAACAATAAAAAAATATGGCTAACAACACAACTATAAGTATAGATACAGTTTATCAAAGAGTATTAGCGTTGGCTAATAAAGAGCAGAGAGGATATATAACCCCGCAAGAGTTTAATCTTCTAGCTAATCAAGCTCAATTAGACATATTTGATCAATACTTTTACGACTTAGCTGCTATGACACAGTTAAGCAAAAGAGGAGAAGAACAACAATCACCTGGGGCTAACAACCCTTTGGAACCTGACTTTGGAGACACTGTCAATATACTTAGAGAAAAAATAAGTATATATCAAGGTACTGATGTCGCCCTGACATACAGTGCAGCAAACGGGTCATTTTCAATGCCTGCATTATCAAACACAATTTATAGAACCGGTAGAATGTATTACTCTGGAACAGGTGGTTCTAGTATACCTTTAAAACGTATAGAATACTATATGTTACCTGAATTAAAAGAACTATTTGATGCTAGGACAGCTTCAAGATGGAGCTCTAACGATACTGCAGAATACTACTACACGGAAAACACAGATGGAACTTTTTCTTTATATAGAGAAAGCAGTGGTCAAACACCATTAACTAGTGGTTTAAAAATAGAGGTTGTAGCAACAACACCTGCTACTGTAAAGTGGGGTTACGTTGTTGTTAATGAAAAAGCGTTGTATGATGCCAACAACTCTATAGATTTTAATCTACATAGATCAGAAGAGACTGTTTTAGTTATAAAAATACTGGAGCTAGCTGGTATAACAATTAATAAACCTGGTTTAGTTTCTTTGGCTTCAGCCGAAGAACAACAAAATGATGCACAAAAAAAATAAATAAATGGCAGATAACCTAATAACATTAACACACGAACAATATTACGAAGGTAAAGATGGCACTCAATTATCAGGTGATGATAGACAGTATGGTAACTATCAATTCATTAAAGTTGGTGACGTTGTAAATGACATACTAGCTAATTACGGTGGAGAGGGAATGATGCTAGCTGGTATTAGATTAAGAAATATTAAGTATCATGCTAATAGAGCTTTACAGGAATTAAGCTTTGACACTTTCAGGTCAACTAGATCTGTTGAAATAGAAATACCACCATCTTTAGTGATGGCTTTGCCACACGATTACGTGGGTTATACAAAGGTTACTTGGAAGGATAATTACGGTATTGAGCATATTTTATACCCTGCTATACTAACTAGTAACCCGAAACCTTACAATCAAGATAGTAACTACTTTTTAGAGTTTGATAGTAATAACGACACAACACACGCTAGTGATTCTAACACTTGGTTTGATTACCACGGTAACACTCCCAACACTAGTCCTCAAGAGGTTGATAGCGATCTTATTAGAAACGCTAATGGTCAAATTTTCGGTTCAGAACCAAAGCACATGAATGTTAACGGATCTTTTTATATAGACTATCACAAAGGAAGAGTTCATTTTAGTAGTAATTGTACGGGAAAAACTGTGACCTTTAAGTATATAAGCGACGGAGTTGCTTATCTTAATGATGGCGTTGAAAACAAAGGCGCATCACCAACTGATCCTTGGCAAAATGAGATACATGTAGAAAAAGACTTTATAGTGCACAAGTTTGCCCAAGAAGCTTTAATAAAACACGTGTTGTATGGATGCATGCAATCAAAAGAACAAGCAAATCCTAATACAGTTGCAATGTTAAAAAAGGAAAAGTTTGCTGAAACAAGAAAAGCAAAAATAAGATTGTCAGAAATTAAGATAGAAGAGATCACTCAGATAATGAGAGGTAAGTCTAAATGGATAAAACACTAAGATAAAACATGGCAGAATTAAAAAGAGATTTTTCTGGAGCAAAGATGAACAAAGATATGGACGAGAGGGTTTTACCCGCTGGTCAATATCGAGATGCGTACAACATACAAGTGTCAACTTCTGATGGTTCTGATGTTGGTGCTTTGCAGACTTTAATGGGTAACACAGAGGTAACAAATGGTATTGTGCCTGAGGATTATTCTACCTGCGTTGGAGCTATGGTTTTACCTGAAAAAGATTTAATATACTATTTTGTAGCTGGTGGTGGGTTTAAAGGTTACAGGCCAATAATTAGAAAGGATTACATAATAGAGTATGACACTATTACTAAAACCTCTAAGTATGTATTCGTAGACATATACAGTACACAAGTACAAGCTTCTCAAGGTATTTCTTTTTCTGGGATTAAGTATTTTATTATATCTGACAACGGCGAAACGTTAAACAAAACAGGTATAAGAAAGGGAATGACTATAACTGGTTCTTTTACTAATCCATCTGGTGGTGCTGTCACAAACTTAACCGCGGCTGACAACGTTTTAGTAACCGATATAATAAAAACGTCTAACGGTTGGGAAATTCATCATGATTATGGGTGGGCAACTGGTGGTACGTTTATAGGTATTACCGCTAATGAGGTTATAACTTTTTCAGCAGAGAAAGTACTTAGATTTAACCCTTTGGAAAAAATAAACTCAATAAACCATTTAGATGGAATGTTATTTTGGACGGATGGTGTTAATGAGCCTAAAAAAATACATATAGATAGAAGTAAAAAAGGAACTGGTGGTACACATTTAGTAAAAGGTTGGAACAATAGTCTCCCTATCAGCCACGCTAGTAACGTATCAAACTCACAAGCAACCAACGTAAACTTTGGTTTAAATGCTGATTTTCACACCAGAGTAGTTGTTTCTGACGCGTTTAACTATAGCATGGAGATTGCTATGGAAAGAAATGGTTATCTGCCAATATGGTCTGAAACCGAACATATAACAGTGGCTAAACAAAACCCTAAGTTTCCTTTAAAATTAGAAATGTTAACTTCTGATATTAATAGAACACCAGACTCAACTCCTGGCACGCCAAACCCATCGCCAAATTTAACTGGAACGCAAACTAGTATAGCTGTGAAATGGGTTGACTCTAACGATGATCCATTAGCTGCTGGTGTCACTATAAATGGTTTCAACTTTGCGGATCCAGTTGACTTTAGGGTTGGAGATATTTTAATGTTTACTAACGATTTAAGTTTAAACCCATTAACCTGGGATTCTGATGAATCGCAAGTGAAAGTTGTTGTAACTAGCGTTCCCGCTGGAGCTCCTAACAACGGTGGTAGTACTGGTCCATACAACTTCACTATTTCAGCTGTTGACGCTTTTGTGCCTACCGCACCTGAAATATGGTTGGCTAGATTAGAAGACAAACCTAGTCTTTTCGAATATAAGTTTCCAAGATTTTCTTACAGGTGGAAGTATCAAGATGGAGAGTATTCTACTTTCGCACCTTGGAGTAAAGTAGCTTTTATACCAAACGATTTTGATTACGTGGCTAAAAAAGGTTACAACTTAGGTATGACGAACAGGCTAAGAACATTGAGACTAAAAGATTATTTTCATGAGTTTGCTTTGGTTCCAGATGATGTTGTTCAAGTTGAACTGTTGTATAAAGAAGAGGGTAAAACAGCTGTATACTCTATAAAAGAAATATCAAGAAAAGATGGCGCTCCCGAGTGGCCTGATAGAAAATCAAGTAATTACAATAGAGGTTCTTACACTATAACCTCTGAAATGATACACGCAGTACTACCGTCAAATCAAATGCTAAGACCTTGGGATAATGTCCCGAGATCAGCATTAACTCAAGAGATGACATCTAACAGACTTGTGTATGGTAACTACAAGCAAAATTACGATATAAATAAAGGTTTGGAGCTGGATATCAACTTTAAAAACGAATGGTTAGTTGAGAACCAATACGGACAAGAGGTTCCAGAGTCTTCCACAAAGACACTAAGAACATATACTGTAGGTTGTGTTTTCGTAGACGACATGGGTAGAGAATCACCTGTTATAGTGCCAGCAACTGGTAGTAGTATAACTTTAGATAAAAAATGGTCTAGACACAAGAACAGGTTGAGAGCAACGCTACAATACCCTAGCACACCACCATCTTGGGCTAAGTACATGAAATATTATGTCAAAGAAACATCAAACGAGTACTATAACATGGCTATGGACAGGTGGTATGATGCTGAAGACGGTAACGTTTGGATATCATTTCCCTCAGCGGAAAGAAATAAAATTGACGAAGAAACATTTTTAATACTTAAACGAGAGCACAAAGATGATAAAGCTGTCCTAGAAGAAGCTAGATATAAAGTCATAGCTATAGAGCCTGACGCTCCAATGTTTGTTAAGACTAATAAAAAGTCGCACGGCGCAGCGGTTACTGACATTCAATTAGGATCTACGATGGCAACGGCAACAAATATAATTATAGACGATTCTAGTAGTGGTGCCTGGAACACTGCTTTTGGAAGTAGTTGGATGGCCGATGTTTATTCTAAAAGTGGACCTGGAGCTATGTTTGCAAGGGTTACAGCAACTAGTGGTACTGATATAGTAGCTTCAAGATGGGTTGATATAGTGGCTATAAGAGACCTTGGGTCTGATAAATCAATAAAACTAGGTGAACCTATCGGTGATACTGCTGATGGTAGTAATGTTTTTGGTTCTGGAGCTAGTATAAGTTACAAGATTGAAATAAGAGAAGATATAGTTAAAGACAAACCAGAGTTTGATGGAAGGTTTTTTGTCAAGATATACAAGGATTTGTTATTGCAAAAAGCAATAATGAAAGAGCTCGACGCTACAGATAACATGACTATTATTAAGTCTTACCCATTAAGACTTATTATTGGTGATGAAGTGGGAACTTTTCCTCACCCTGCGAACCCAACTAATACAACAGCTGGTAGTACACCTCAATACCATAGTTCAAATTACAATTTCACAAACACATGGTCTGGTGGACAAGGTTACTTCGATAGTGGTCACAAACAAGGTTACCAAGGTGGATCTGACGAAAGTCAAGATTGGTTTTCAAAAATGCCTACCCACTGTTGGTATATAGATGCCGTTGCCAGCTTGAACATGGAAAACTGGGGTTCTGGGTCGCATAGATATCACTCTGGTAGAGGTAACGGTTTACACAGTTCTCATAGTGGTGGTAGTGGTGGTAGTGGAAACGGAGGAATTAAAAACTATAGTAGTTATTCTAAGATATACTTTATGACCAAAGGTTGGGGTACCGACATAACCGGCAAGAGGCATGAGTTTAAAAAAGACATGACTAAAGTTGGTACTATATTTAGGTTTAGAGATGATCCAAATCAAGTCGCTTATGTAGTTATTGCTTACAGTGGTACGTCTCAAGGTAAAAATTGGAGAAAAGGAGGTGGAGGAGAATGCAAAAGCAGTTGGGGGTCATGTCCACGTACTGGTTTCAACATTAATGTTGAAAGACTTGATGGTGGTGGACCTATAGAGTGGCAAAAGTGGGACCCATTGAGTGCTTATAAACACGATGGAAGAGCTGATGGTTCGCCTATAGATATACTACAGTTAGAAGCTGGTATGGGTGGAGATGGTAGTAATTCTCTATCTACAGAAACTCCAGCTATATGGGAAACAGAACCTAAAGAAGATATAGGTTTAGATATATATTATGAGGCTTCTGGCTGCTTACCTCTAAACGTAACGCATGGAGACAATGAATTATTAATACCAGCGTTCTCAACTTTTACTATTAGAGAACCAAGTGGCGCGTGGCACGTAGATGGCAGTGGTAATAAGATTCATTACAGAGTGATGGCTGTTAATTCAACTGGTAGTGATCATTTCACAAACCTAACTATATCACCAGCTTTTAACGCGCCTGTTGCTGGGCAAGGTAGATATATACATTTAGAAAGATATGACGGTTCAGCTGTAACAGTTTACATTAGTAAAGCTACAGGTAATTATGCTTCTGGAGATAATGTCATACAAATTCAAACTGGAAAATCACCAATAAACGCGGCGACAAATGCAGCTGAACCGTGGAGAGCTCCTCATCACCAGCCGTTATACCTTAGCTACTCTAACTGTTGGACTTTTGGCAATGGAATAGAATCAGATAGAATTAGAGACGATTTTAACGCGCCTCAACTTACTAATGGTGTTAAAGCTTCTACCGTTCTGTCTGAGCCTTATGCTGAAGAACATAGAAGTAGCGGTCTGATATGGTCTGGTATATTTAACTCGACTAGTGGTGTTAACAACTTAAACCAGTTTATACAAGCAGAGCCTATCACTAAAGATCTAAACCCTTCTCATGGTACTATACAAATGCTAGTGGCTAGAAACACAGATACCCTAGCGTTTTGTGAGGATAAAGTTTTGAGATTATTAACAGACAAAGATGCTCTTTACAATGCTGATGGTAGTTCTAATGTAACCGCTAGTAACTCGGTTATTGGCCAAGCTACTCCAATACAGGGTGACTACGGGATATCTACAAATCCAGAGTCTTTAGCCGTAACCTCAACAACTATATACTGGGCTGATCAAATGAGAGGACAAGTGTTGTCTCTTACTGGTGGGACAAGCATAAGAAGTATTTCCGACATAGGTATGAAGGATTACTTCAATGACGAGTTGATAGGCGTTTATAGTTTAGACGGTAGTTATGATGATAAGAAAAATGAATACAACATATCTATAGGTAAAAAAACAGCCCGTACAGCATACAGAGCTACAAAGACTACGCTTAGTTATAGTGAGCTTAGCAAGGGTTGGAGTAGTTTTAAATCTTTTGAACCAGAAGCTGGTGTTAGTTTAAACAACGAGTACTATACGTTTAAGGAGGGTAGCATGTGGCAACACCACACTAACGAAACTGCAAACAATTTTTACGGACAACAGCATTTCTCTACAGTGACGGTTATATATAATGATCAACCGGCTAATGTAAAAAGCTTTAGCACGTTGAATTACGAAGGGACACAGGCTCAAATATCACAATTCGTAACTGAATCAGTTAGCAACGCTAGCGGTGATTCTTTAAACATAGGTGATTCTGAATACTACAACTTAACAGCTAAAACAGGTTGGTACACAGAGAGTTTAAAAACAAACCTACAGGACGCTTTGATGTTAGAGTATAAAGATAAGGAAGGTAAGTGGTTTAGTACGGTTAAAGGTGTTTCTACAACTTTAGACAATCTAGATGAAAGAGAGTTTTCAGTGCAAGGGTTGGGTAATGCTAACGCTAGTACAACCGGTACGCCTTCTTCTGTTCACAAGATATACATACAACCTTCACCTTCTAGTCTAATAAACAATGGTGGCACTAACTGGGATAACACGGCTGATTCTTCTAATTTTCTAATAATACTAGGTACTCAACTTGTTGGTACTAGTGGTACAACTATACCCGCTAATCAGTTTGTAAACTCAACAATAAGTAATGTAGCTTACAACGCTGGTGGTGGTGTTTATCAATACTCTGGGTTGAATTTAGATGCTAGCTTAGCATCTGTACCCGGTGGAGTTGCTACTACTACTGGTTCTGGTAACGGAACTATTTACAGGTTTACAAAGCCTTCACATGGAAGTAGTTGGAATGCTAACGACTTAGTTAAATACGTTGAGTTTTCTAACAACGGAATAGCAGATGACCCTGCAAATACAATTAACGTGAAGGTTGTTGCTGATACGTTTACTATGCCAGCTAGCGACAAATTTATACTTGTTGACGTTGATTATAGTGGTACCACTGTTTCCCAACCAGGTGTGATCGATAGAGATGCGTGTGTTAGAGTTACTTACGGTATAGATGAGGGCACTGTTAATACTAGAGCTTCTGTAACAAACAGTAGTGTGCCAAATATAACGTACAGTTCAGATACTGGTTTTATTAGCCCAACAACAGCTTTACAGTCTGATAAATGGTCTGGAGTGGTTCCTGAGGGTAGCACAACGTTACTCGCTCATTATACCGTTACAGCTGATAACAACTATCACTTATCACCAGTTGGTGGTAATGGTGCTGAAGTTGTTTACTTCGTCAGAAATGCAAACGCTGCTTGGGAGAACTATTACACATACACTATAACAGACACGTATTACACTAGCGCTGGTAATACAAACAAAATAGCGTCTAGTGAGGTTAAAGTATTTTATACCCCTCCCGTTGGTGTTAGCGGTTTAGATCCAGACCCAATATCTCCAGAAGGTGATTTTTGTTCTCACCTACATGATATTAGGCTCAACTACACTTCAGTGGCTATAGTTAGTATTCAAAGTAAGGTTACGTCTTTAGCGGTTAGTAGTAATACTCCTCAAGTGGGTTCTATGGTTAACATTACTTCTAACGCTAATACAGCTGGTAACTTTAGCTTGTACTGTGTTAGAATGAATAGTAGCAATACTGCCGCTACACACTATTACAATTTTACATCAGAAGCTTTTGTTGCTATTACTGAAGGTTCTCAAGCGCAAGGCACTACTGTGACTATAGCTAACGCAAGAGAAAGTGTTAACAATACCGTACAACTACCTTCAACAGCATCATCGCTTAGGTACAGCATTTATGCTCAACCCGGTACGATTGGTTTAGATGCTAGCGTTCCATCCACTTTTAATCTACTGAACATAGATCCAACGCAGATGACAGGTTCTTCTACTTTTACGCCACGCGCGCTTAATTACACGACCACTTCTGGATCAACAACGATACCAACCTCTGTAGAACTATCAACATCCAACCAGATGTACGACTTCACACATACATGGACTAAAGCCGCAGAACGAACTATACAAGCTAGTGGTGTGCCTACTATTGATGATGTAAGTGGTTGGAATGAAACCAAAGCTCTTGGTACTGCTTTTCCTAGCAACGCTGGCTTACTTCAATTATCAGATGTTACAGGTGTAAAAGTTGGAATGTTAGTCAAAGATAGAGAGTACGAAGACGGTAATATAACTACGAGTAGAGTACCTGAGGACACTGTTGTTACAACTATAAATAGTACAACTAAAGTTATAGGTATAAGTAACAACACAACAGGCGCTATGGGTGAAGGTTCAGGTTTATATATAACTAGTGATTGGGAGTACGAATTAGTTAATCCAGTTATAAACTCTACAGCTAACAACGTTACTGTTACTGGTAAGATAAAAGTAGTTAAATACGGTAAGATATCACCAAATGGAAACATAGAACTAGTAGCATCTAACTTTATAACAATAACATCATAATATGCCAACAGCCTTAACATTTACACAACCATTAAATATATCGTGCCAAGTAGGTGACACGGCTTATTATGTGCCAACAACAACTACAGGAAACTTTAATGTCAACTCTTCAGGTATTATAGAGATAGGTGTTATATCAGACATAACGGGCTTGGTTATAACTATAAATAACAATTTAGTTCCTAGCGTTCCCAATGGATCTTTTATACTTTTTAGCAAAGATAACAAAGCTAACTTAAGCAGTGCATTGGGTTATTATGCTGAGGTGAAAATGAAAAACTCCTCAACAGTTGCGGCAGAACTATTTAGTATGGGTATTGAAATGTTTGTTAGTAGTAAATAACTGTAAAAAAGTGTGATTATTTAAGTATAATTAAATAAAATCATGAATAAAGATATAAAGTTATCTTCACGAAAGAAAATCTTAGATTTTCAATCGATGTTGATTGACAATGCTGATGAGGTTGACATTGTAACTCATCAAGACTCAGAGTTATTTCCACTTAAACACACTTTTGCTGACGGTATATATGTTAGACAGATGAGTATGAACACAGGGTCTGTTGTTGTGGGAGCAATACATAAACACTTACATGTTTGGTTTCTACTAACCGGTCACATAACGGTTGTAACAGAAGACACAACAGAGGATTATATATCACCTTGCTACGTGATAGCTAAACCAGGAACCAAAAGAGTTATATACGCTCAAGAAAAATGTATATTTGTTAATATACATAAAAACCCTACAAACTCTCAAGATATAGAATGGTTAGAAAAAGAGATAGTAGCTAAAGACATAAAAGAATATGAAGAATACATTAATCAAAAAAAATAAGATATGAGTTTTTTACTAGTAGGCGCTGCTGTCGTAGGTGTTGGTGCTGGTGTAGCTAAAGCTATATCTGGTGGTAAGCAGAAGAAGGCTGCTAAAGCGGCTGAGAAGAAAGCTAAGGCAGAGATGGAAAAGCAGAAGGCTAAGTTTGCTGAAATGGACACTAGTAATCCTTATGCTAACATGGAAAACACAATGGAAGACCTAACCGTTAACCAAGGTGAAGCTGAGTTCATGAAACAACAACAACAACAGTCTCAAGCTAATATAATGCAACAAATGAAAGGTGCTGCTGGTGGATCTGGTATTGCTGCTCTAGCTCAGACTATGGCTAACCAAGGTTCTATGGATGCTCAGAAAGCTGCGGTATCAATTGGTAAACAAGAAGCTAGCAACCAAATGGCTGAGAGACAAGAGCAAAGTAAACTAAATATGCAGGAGGCAACAGGTGATGCTAGAACACAGGATTTAGAAAGAAACAAACAATCGCAATTACTAGGTATGTCACAATCAGATGTTGCCGCGCAAGGAGCAAAAGTACAAGCTGCTGATCAAAAAATGTGGTCAGGTATAACTGGAGCCGCTGGCGCTTTATCATCTGGACTAACCGGTATGGCTGGCGGTATGGGTGGTGGTGGTGGAAGTACTAATGCTGCTACTGGTATACCAGACGTAAATGTTGGTGGAGGATCTCAACAAAACGCCTCTGCTGCTGGAGAGTGGGTTAATGGCGAATTCAAACCATTTTAAACAAATAAACTATGAGTAAAACACCACTAAAACAAGATTTACAAGGAGGAGCTTATAAAGCTGCTTTAGGAGGTTTGGTACCCGGACAACAAGATGGTATGGGTCAAGGTATGGACGACCTTATGGAATTAAGCCAAAACCTAGTAACCAATATAGCCGAAAGAAAAAGCCAAGCAAAAAAACAAGCGCAAGACGTTTTAAGAAACGGAGGTGGTTTGGGTGAGGATTGGTTAGGAGCAGCAAAAAAACACGTTAAAGAAGGTCACGATGAATACCTAGAATTACTAAATAATGGTGATGATGGGAGTAAATCAATGATAGGCTTGGAAGAGGTGTCAGGTACTACAGCTGCAGCTAAAGATACTAGAACTAGGGTTGCAGAGATATTTGATCAAAACGATTTGTCAGAAGCTGTTGGTGAAGATCAGCTACGTATAATGAATGCTGTAACTGGTAAGTATGCTGATAAAAGAATAATAAAAGACGGCGATAACAAAGGTAAGTGGGAGGTTGATGTGGGTGACGGAGAGTATATGATGATGGAAGATGTAGATGCCATGCTTGATGAGTATGGTAAGGATTACGTGTCTATATCAGGTGTTCGCGATAAGATAATAAAATCAAGAGAACAAGGTGCAAACCAAAGCGGAGACGATCCAAACGCCCAACCGTATTTCGATATGAATAGGACGGTTTCTGATATTGATGCTACACTTAAAGAAGGTAAAATAAGATCATTAATAAACGACGATATATTAGGGGAAGGAATGCCGTGGGGAAAAGCTGTTGAGGAGAACCCAGAGATAAAAGGTATGACTTATGCTTCTTTAGGTTTAACACCACCACCTGGTGATGATGGAATAATAGGTAATGAAGATGATCCAGACGGAGCTAAAACCATTTTAAACAGTGAACATAGAGGTTTGGTTGTAGATGCTTTAGTTAATCCTGATAACGAGCTATTTGATGAAGATAGAACTAGAGGTTTAATGGCTAGTTATATTGGTATGTCAATGCAGAGTAATTATAACGAAGGTTTTGCGAGTAATAGGAAGCCTAAAGAACAAGATAAAGTAGAGCAACCAGGAGATCAAATGTATATTAAAAACTCAGATGGATCAATGGCTCCAGTGTCCGCAAAAGAAGACCAATACAAGGACTTATCAACTGAAGAGTTGTTAGCTATGTATCCACCAAAACAATAAAATAAAATATGAATAGAGAGATATTAGGTGACATTCTTAAAAGAATGAACGATGATGGACAACCTCAAGAAAACTTGGCTAAAGTTGCTAACTACTACAACGGCTTGCCTAAAGAAAATAAAGATCCCAACGTAGGTGGTAAAAATACCGATGGTTCTTGGAAAACTCCAGAACAAATATGGGAAGAGTTACAAGCAAAAAAAGAACAAGGCTCTCAGACGAAAGGTGCGACTGTAGGGCCTCAAATAGTTTCCGGAGATACGGAATCAGCATCGGGAGATGGTTCTTCGGAATCACAAGAAATAAAGCCTAATCAAGTAATAGAACAAGGTGGTTATGAGTATAAGTTTGAAGTAGGTACAGATGGACAACCTATATACTACACCAAAAAACCAGGTGCTAAAAACTGGAACAAAGTAGACGCTGGAGTTGAAGACGGTAAAATAACGAACCCAGCATACGTTAGTATAGGCCAAGAGTTTAATCATTTTGATAAAGATGCTTTTAATAGAGATGATTATTTAAAACAACAAAACGCTCAAAAACAAATAGAGTATAAAAGAGCAAACCCTACAACTCTAGAAGACATGGGTTTAACTTCTAATGAAGACGGTTCTTACTTTAGAAACGATGATAAATTTGTTAACGTTGATGGTCAGTGGTACAAACAACCTATCAATGGTTTAGGTGGAGCACCAGCTGAAGGTTATCATGGTAAGCCAGTAAGTAGTAAGTTTGCAAAAAACTTAAACAACATTTTAAGTACTCCAGAAAAAATTAAAGCAGGGGTTTCAACCGATCCAGATGAAGTTGTTAATTACTTAAAACCAAACCTTAACCACATTAAAGCCGCTAACATTAAGAAGTTAGATAACAAACAAAATGTTTGGACTAAAGGTTTAAGTGATTCAGAGATACTAAAAGTACAAAGATTAAACAAGAACGATGATTTTGATCACAGGAATACAGTTACATGGGTTGATAAAAACGAAGGTACCGTAAGAGAGAATATTGAAAAGTATTTTCCAGGTGTTAATGTAGAAGAGGTTGGCGCTGGAAATGCCGTTAGAATAAACACGCCTTGGAGATCAAAGCCTTATTACGTTGATTTAGTTCCAGGTGAAAACAACTTTAAGAAAACGCAAGCTGTATTAAACAACTTTACTAGAGATCACGCTAATCAAGGAAGTAACATTAATAGATCTTTAGCTACAGTTCTCGGCGAAAGACAACTAATGAGTAGTAATAGGCTTAGTAATGAGGGTGTTGATGCGGCGAATGAAATTTTTGCTGAATCAGACTTAGATTACTCTATTAAAATAAACAAGGCTACGTCTTCAATACCAGAGATGGTACTTGGTTTACATGAAAGCTACACTCTTAAAACCCCTAATGGTGAGCGAGAGTTTAATAATGCAAACGAAATGACGTCTTGGTTGTATGAAAATCTTAGTGAAGATGAATATAACAAGATGGACGACTTTATGCTTGAGAAAAGAAAAGATGCCATCAAGAAAAAGCAAGAGAAAATAAACAGTGAGTTAGCTTCTTTATCAGATGAAGAAATAAACAATAGCTACTGGACTAGTGGTAAGGCAAAAGAAAGTGTTATGTTTGATTTAGACAAAACCAATATGTCTACAAAAACTCAAGCTTTAATAAAAGCTGAGTTAGAAACACCTATAATGATTAACCGAAACGCAGGTTTAGGTTCGACAAATATTCGTATGGTTCCTAAAGAAGGTTGGGAGCAAGAGAGATTTGCAAACCTGTTAGATGAGATGAAGGGTAAGATACCTGAAGAAGATTACAAAGAACTACAAGAGTACGTTAAAAGTGAGCAGGTAACTAGCGTAGAGAGATTAAACGATCAAAAAAATGTAATAGCAGAACAAAAAGGTGATTTAGAATTTGAAACATACGTAGGACACAAAGAAAACGTAACAGTTAGAATAAGCGCTAAAGACATGACTAATAAAAGTTCTGTCGCGATTGAGCAAGAGAAAAATGGTTTTGTTTCTGATTATAAAAACCTAGTTGAAACTTTTAATAACGATAGTATTCAGCTAGAAAGATCTTACGAAAACATAAACGCAAACATGAGAAGGGATGGTTGCGGTGTTAAAGTTATAGGAGAAGGTGAAGACGCTACTGTTGTTGTGTCACATCCAGATCCAGAAAAACAAAGATGGTATCAAAAAAAGATGGAATCTTTAATGAACCAGAGTAACACCTTAAGAAAAGCTGGTAAAAACGCTGGCATGGAGTTTGATAACAAACTTAAAGATTGGCAGGACAAGCATGTTGAAGCAAACGTAGACAACAAGAGCTTAGCGCACTTAGTGAACAAAGAGTATGATGGTACTAAAATAGTAATGCAAGACTTCTTTGATGGTTTTAGAAGTTTTGGTTACAACATACCCGCTGCGTTTAACAATGATTGGGCTGTGGAACAAGCTGGTAATTTCAATACAGCTAAGAGTTCTTTCCAAACAAAGTTAACTATGGATCAAGCGGCTGAGTTTGATCAAATTGGTTTTACATCGTGGAGAACATTTAATCAACAGGCTGGTAACATGGTTATTGCTACGGCAACTAGTTTTGTGCCAGGTTTGGGTGGAGCTGTTTTAGGAATAACTGGATCAACAGCTTTAACTGCAGGTCTGTATGGTTTGAGTAGCACTGGTGGTAAAAGAGTTGACCTTATGGGTAGGAATGAAAGAGGTGTTAAAGCTCAAAAAGATTTAGATGAGTTAGAGGCTCTGTACAAAGACGGCAAGGTAAGTAAAGAAGAATATAAAAAACAAGCTATAGCTTTGACCGACGCTATCAACATGGGTGGTATTGATAGTGGTGATATATGGAAATCTTCAATATGGGCTGGTGGTACTGAAGCTGCTGTAATGCTAGTTGCTGGTACAGCTGTAAACGCAATGAAGTTTAAAGGTTTAATGAGTGGATCATTCTCTTCGGCTGCTGGTAACGAAATCACTAAAAGTGTTGGTGATAGGATTTTAAATTTTGCCATGGGTACCGGTGGTATGATAGGTAGTGAGCTTATTGAAGAGATATCAGCTTTGGGAGCTGACAAGTTAGGAGATGCTATTATACTAGGAGATGATGTGTGGGAAGGATTGGGAGATGAAGTAAAAGAAACGATCTGGTCTACTGTAATATCTTCTGGTGGTATGGGTTCTTTTGGTAACGCTTACAGTAATATAACAGCACACGTTGCAAATGGTCCGGCTAGAAACCAGTGGTTTAACGAAATAAAACCAGAACTTAAAAGTATAGACAACGCTATTAGTAATCTAGATCCTGATTCAAAAAACTACATGAAAGACATGAAGTATTTACAGGACGCTAAATCAGAGCAAATAGCTAAAGTTGTAAAGCTTAGTAAAGAAG